GTGGTGGGATTTGGTATGTAGTCGCAGGTTTAACTACATTCATATTGTTGTTTGTCACCGACATATTGATATTTTTTGAATTCGTTGTTTTTTTCATTTGATTTGGAATTTCAGGCTTTGTTGCTTCTGCAGAAGGAACAGCTGGCGCAGATTTTCCTTCTGCATGCGGTTCCAAACCATGTTTTTTTAATCTGGATTCCAATATCAATTCAAAATCGGCAGCTTTCAATCTTGTTAATTCTTCATTAACTTTTCCGTTTACCGGATCTTTTAATCCAGCATCAACTAAAGCTCGCTGAACTGTCATGTCTGTGTTTCTTCTGTCATAAATGGCTTTTGCACCACCGGCCCCAAGATAATGAGCCATATATTCGTAACCAGGAGTAATTGGAACTCCTAATTTTTGTAATGTATTTAAATTATCTTGGCGAAATACTGAATATAACTTTTCTTGAACTTCTGGAGTAAATTTGGTAGTTTTCATATCCAAATTTAACCTTTGTACTAATCCAGGACGGAAAACTCCACCTTTATCTTTATAACCAAACAATGTACTATTCATAAACTGATATTTACCCATAGCACTTGTGTTCATCTTTTCACGATTTCGCTCTTTACCTAACATATCAACTTCTTCTAAAGTTAATTCTGTAAGGTCTTTACCAAACTTTTTCTCTGGACTTAAATTGGATCCACGAATGACATTTTTGTTTTTATCTAACTTGTCACCAAAAGTAATATTATAATTTCCGCCCGATTCAGCACCACCAATTGCTGAAGCCGCAGTTGCAGCTAAGCCAGCACCGACAACACCTTTAACAATCGTACCAGCAACACTCGGTGCTTTAGTGGCTGAAGGAGTTGTTGATATTGGTGGTTCTGTAACTTTTGTGGTTGCTTTATTTTCAGTTTTAGGTTGTGATTTACTTTCTGATTCTTTCTTCTTTACTTCTTCATCAACCTTTGATTTTTTTACTTTATCAACTTTAAATAAACCAATTAATTGTTTTACTCGTTTTTCTTTTTTCTTAACAAGCAATTCTCTATATTCTTTATCTTTTTTAGCTTGTTTATTATCGTACTCGTAACTTTCAATTACAAAATTATAAAGTTTGGTTGCGGCTTCAGAAACAGAATCTCCTGGAGAAATTTCTGAAGTATCATTGGTTGAAGTATTTGTAAGATTTGGATCTTGAGTTAAAGATAATTCAGCCTTTGGTGATTCCGGTGCTGGTGTTTCTTTTTTCTCAGGTTCGGCTGTTTTATTTTGTTTATCCGCCGTATTGAAAATCTTAGGCAATAATGCTGACATCAAGGGGTTCAACATCATCTCTTGATAACCAGGAGATGTTGCTAATTCAAATGCCATTTTTTGCAACCGCTCGTCAGCCAAAACTTTAGAAGTAGCTTTAACCTTACGCATCTGTGATGGTGTCAAATCGGCACCACCATCCATCAGTATTAAACTGAGTTCACCTTTTTCGATTAAATCTTTAAATGTTTTATTGTCCATTTACCGTTTCGAAGCTTGTTGTTGTTTTATCTTCTCATTTTCTTCTTCAATATACTGAATCAGCATGGCCACATAAACATCTCTCTCCCACGGTATCATATTTTCAAGTTCTGTGAGAGAATACTTATGGTGTTGCATCAAAGAGAAATTAGTTTTATAGTAATTTCTCAAATTGTCATGACAAAATACTACCCGAAAAAACTTTCTAACCCTTCCACCTCTATCGTATGGTCGAAACCACACTTACCACATTTCATTTCAATTTTCTTATTAAGAGTAGGAAGTTTATCAAAGAATTGTTCGATTCGCTTAAATTGATCCTGATTCAAAGATTCAATAAATTGTAACATTTCTTCTTTTGGTGTTTCTGCTGCATAATAATATTGTTCACCATCAAATATCCATTCAACACTTTCAACCACTACTTCAAAAGCAACATCAACGGCAGATTCTTTTGAACTTAATTTTTCAGCCAAGGAGAATTCTGGATATTTTAATTTAATACTAATTTTGTCGGTTAACTGAATGGTGTCAGGTAAATTTGGATCAATATCAACTTTAATATCTAAAAGTTTCAAAACACCTTTCATTTTACCACCACATAATTCACCATTGACTTCATTATTACAAATGTATGTGTTTTCAACTACTTCACCTACGGACCTAGCCCGTAAGTTTAAGAAGTAATATTCAACATCAATTACAGGTAACTTATTAATATCTAAATTTTCTGTAATGGTGCAATTGGTTAATACTTGACGAATGTTTCTTTCAATTGTTTCTTTATCATCTGCTTCCATGGCCATTAATAGATTTTTTTGTTCTTTAACTAAAAAAGGTCTAAATTTAATATGCTTCTTAGAAAGCGGTAATTCCAGTTCATAGACTGGTGTATCAATTTTTGGCAAAGCCATTTTATAACTCCTTTATCAAATCACTTAATTAAACCTGTCACATCACTTAAAGCACCAGTAATTGCTTGTTGAACAAATGCTTGGCCAAGATTCTGAACAGTATTATTGTTCCATTGTTTGTATGCGAATACTACTGCTAATTTATGGTATGCATCGGAAGACCAATCCATATCCAATTGAGTTACGGCAAGAGGAAATGCTTCTCTCAGTACTGCTGCATAAGTTAAACTGTTTTGTGCATCATATTGGTTGATTGATACATCAACAGCATAATTTGCTTTGTATTGAAAGTTATAATTATCACTTGGATTAATTAGTTCCATCCAAGAATCAAAGAAAATCTTTTCATTCATATCATCAGAAACAATAAATGTCATTGTTACTTCACTATAATTGGTTCGGTATGGAAACTTTTCTACTGGAGCTGAACCCATTTTCTTTTCAGTAGTTTCAAATACACGACCAGGCAAAGAAGCAGATTCACAACGATAAGTCAAATTTCTTCCATCTGAAATGTAGGGAGATAAAATGATAGGTACTGGAATGGTAACATCGAATCTAGCAACTTTGGCTACATCCGTTTTAAAACTTGATTTAAAGTCGTTTATACTACCTGCCATTTTAGTTCCTTATACTTTCTACGGATTCTTGCCACACCTTACCTGCGGAAGCTTTCCTAAACTGTTGAATAGGCAAGAAAGCTGCCACATCCCACTCATCCGGTTGAATGGTAAGTATATGTGACTGAATGTGACTAGTTAAATACTTTTTAATACATGGTTTGAACTCTTTAAGGCGCTTGGAGGCGCTTAAAATATCATAAGTGATGCGTAACCTTTGTATGTCATTCTTATCGTCATAGGAGGCGAAATCCATCAATTTACTCAAAAATGCCAATCTATACCTAAGTGGCAAGTAATGTAGGTTCAAACCTAAAAATCCATCATTATATCTTTCAAGTGCCAAAACCAAAGGGAAAGTATCATAATATGGTAAAGAATCTTTGGTTTTGGGGTCATAGAAAAAACAATATAAACCACCTAATCTAAACTGGTTGGTTTTTCTAAACTTCTCAGCACTCATACTATCAGCAATAGCACCAGGATTGTTAATGTTTGCAATCTTTTTAGTCAGCCATTTCATAGAATCTCTAGACATGGTCTGGAGTTCTGCTGCTGTCTTTTGCTGTGCGAGTTGTGTAAGTTGAGATGCCATTTGATTATTTAGTTACAGTCCGAGATGGTCTTCCGTTATCAACTTAAACTCCCATCCACGGTCAAGGCAATATTCTGTTGCTGCTTTCCATTTGGCTTGATTGACACCCCATGTAGTGACTTCATTGAGGTATTGTTTAGTGATTCTCTTACGGACTTCTGGTTGAATCGTTTGTTTTTTAGGTTTAACTTCAAGAATCATCGTTTTAAGTGTTCCTTCTCTGGTTCTCATTTTAACGATAAAGTCTGGAAAGTATCGATGTTTACGATTATCTATTGGAGAAACATAAGGAATGATGAGTTCTTCTGAAGCCCAAGAAAGTATTGCTGGATTCTGGTCGAGCCAAGACATCACCTTACATTCCCATGAGGAACGGTAGATGATATTATTTGCATCACCAATATACTTTTTTGGGTACTTTGGTACGAATCGTCCTGAATAAGCCATATAAATATGTATAATCAATCCAAAAAGAGAAATGCCATGGGTCTGTCAGTCGTTCCAACAAATATAGGTGGAGTTAATATTCCATTGGCTCAATTACAGGGGCCATTATCAAAGTTATTTCAGGACCAATCTTCACAAAATTTGGTTTATCCTGCTGACTTAGCTTCAAATCCTGTCATGGGTCATGCCGTACAATTTTCAATCTTTGATTATACCACAGGATTTCAAGAAGGTTACAATACTGTACTTGGTGGTGCCTCAAAAGTAGTCAATGGAACAGTTACAGCAGCCGATGTGGTTTCCGGCATTAAAAAAACACCGAGTTTGGTTGGAACAATTCAAGCAAAAACTTATGAAAGAACAACAAAAGGTGCACCCCTGTCTGTAATTTCGTTGTTTATGCCAGAAACATTGGCGGTAACTTATAATTCAACTTATAGTGATGTTAATCTAACTGATGTATTGGGAACAAAAGGATTTTTAGGTTCTGCTTTACAGGATGCAGGCAACTCAAATCCGGCAAATCTTGGTGATGCCGTCAATTCAATGTTGGAATCGGATTATGCAAAAAATATTGTTGCTAAAAGTCTTGGTGCATTAAACGGTGCAGCAAATTCAAAAGAGTTACTTCAGCAATCTCTTGGTCAATATACAAACCCACAAGTTCAATTGCTTTATAAAGGTATTTCTTTAAGAACCTTTACTTTAGAGTTTATTATGACTCCAAAAAGCACACAAGAAGCACAAACAGTAAAAGACATATGTGATTCTTTTGCTTTCTATTCTGCTCCTGGTTTAGCTGGTGCTGCATCAGGTACAGCTGGGCAATATTTAACTCCTCCACAAATTTTTCAAATTAAATTTAAATTTTTAGGAAAAACAGGTTTATTGGGTGCTGTATCGAATGTATTTACTTCAGCAATGAATAATATTGGATTAGGGTTTTTAACTTCGGCCAATCCAACAAAATCAATTGAATCTGGTGCAGAAGCAAAAATTATGACCATCAACGATTGTGTTTTAGAAAATGTTAATATTGATTATGCACCAAACGGTTGGGCAGCGTATAATGATGGTTATCCAATACAAACTCGTATGATATTAACATTTAAAGAAATTAAAATTGTTACTAAGGCAGATATTGCTAAGGCTAATCCAAAAGTTGGAGCTAATTTTGCTGCACGACAAGCAGACAATTCGATAAATCCTACAGGATCAACAGCGCCTAATGCTGGATGGGGAGAAGGTTAAAAATGAAATATTTTAATTCTTTACCTGTTATAAACAACCAAGATTCATTTGGCAATGTACAACAACTTAAAAATCTTGTTGTTCGTACCAAACTGATTAATAAATTGTCCGATAACCCTTTAATATACTACAAATATACTGTACAGGAAAGCGATACTCCTGAAATTGTTGCGTACAAGTATTATGGTGATTCTTATAGATATTGGTTGGTTTTATTGGCCAATGAAGCACTGGATCCATTATGGAGTTGGCCACTAACTAGTAGACAATTTGGCGATTATCTTAAAGATAAGTATTCCGCAGCAGCCGGATTACAACCAGTAATTGAGTATACTCAATTAACAACACACCATTATGAAAAATTAATTACTACTTATGATGATTCTACACAAACTACTGTGGTAAAAAATGTTATTATTGATGAGGATGCTTATACCTCTCTGATGGAAAAAACTACTACAAAAAGTTTTTCTTACGGAGCAAACATCACATATACAATATCAAAAAAATCAGTTTCAATTTACGATTATGAAGATGGTCTCAACGAAGCAAAAAGAGATATTAAATTAATCAATTCAAATTATGTTTCGGACTTGGAAACTCAATTTCAAGTTTTGATGGGTTTATAATATGGCTGAAAACCAAGGTCTTGGTACTACTTCATTAAAGTATCCAACCGATTACCAAATAACACTATTGAATTTAATAACTCCATTAGATAATGGCGTTGTTAATCTTTTGCCGTTTATGGTCGAATTGAATTTATTTGAAGATATCTATGGAAACACCATTTCTGGTCAAATATTGATGTCTGATGCTTTGGGTATCGTTTCAAATTTTGCTTTAAACGGTACCGAATTTATTCAAGTTAAGTTACAAAAGACATCCAAAGATGAATTTTCATTAACAAGAAACTTTAGAGTTTATAAAATATCAAATAAAGTTACTGGTGAAAATAATGATTATGAGGTATATACACTAAATTTCTGTTCTGAAGAATTTCTTTTGAGTGAACAGTATAGAATATCAAAAGCATTTAAAGGTAAAAAGATATCTGAAATTATTACTAGCATATTAAAAGACTATTTAAAGGTTGGTACAGGTAAAACAAAACCCATTAGTATATCCGATACTTACGGAACATATGACTTTGTTTTGCCTAATAAAAAGATATTTGAGACCATTAGTTGGTTATCAAACTATGCTAGGCCTTTACCGACTGTTGGTGAAGGTGCTGATATGTTATTTTTTGAAAACTCAGATGGTTATTGGTTTAAATCATTACAAGAATTATATGGTCAACAGTCGTATAGGACTTTTAAATATGATCCAAAAAATGTAAGTGATGATTTAAACCAAAAATTATCAAATGTATATAATTTTGAAGTATTGGATTTATTTGATACACTTTCAGCTATTACCAACGGAACATTTAGTAACCGTGTAATTACAATTGATCCGTTGACAAGAACATATAAAGAAACTGATTTTAATTATGACAAATATATGTCCAAAGCTAAAATATTGAATAAAACTTCAGTAACTAATAATTATAAAAATAGAATCAATAAAACAATGTATGATGCTCCACCTGCTAATTTACAAGCGGGTACATTAAGATTAGTAAGTTCAAATTCAAATCAGAAAAAGCATCCTTTTATTGCTGGAAAACCAACTGCTGTTGGTAGTGATATTTTTATTGAATCTTTTATGCCAAATAGAGTTTCTCAAATAGCTTTAGCTAATTATATGAGAATTAAATTAACGGTGCCGGGTGATCCAATGCTTGTTGTAGGAAAAGTAGTAAATTTTCAAACTTTTCAAGTTAGTCCAACAGATTACTCTACAGATAAAGATTCGGCTAGTCGTGTTGATGACCCATTATATTCAGGTAAATATTTAATAACGGCAGTCAGACATATCGTTAAAAACAACTCCTATATAACTGTGATGGAACTTTGCAAAGAAAGTAACAATCAATCATTTGCTTCTTTTGATAATTCTAGTGCAGTTCTCAAAAACTTTGTTGATGGTGTTCAAATATAATGGAAAATAGAAACAGTTTTAATGGCCTTGGTGGATTTGTTTGGTGGGTGGGTGAAATTGAAAACCGAGTTGATCCTTTGGCCGTTGGTCGTTGCCAAGTCCGTATTTTTGGTTGGCATACAAATAATAAAAGTCAATTAGCAACAAAAGATTTACCTTGGGCTCATCCTGTTTATCCAATAAACAATTCAAAATCATTTTCTGCACCAAGAGTTGGTGATTGGGTTGTTGGTTTCTTTATGGATGGTGAATCGGGGCAATTTCCAGTTATGTTAGGTGTAATGCCAGGAATGCAAAAGTAAATGGCCGAATACGATAATAATATTGCTGCAGTTACCGATAGTGGAGTTGAAACTAGGGGACCAATTCCTAGTGTCGACACCAAACGAGTAGGAGAACCTTCTTTACCTGCAATGGCCAGAGGTGTTGTTAAAGGTACAATGCAAGAAGCGGCTGCATTAAATAGAGAACATAATTGTGATATCTGTGCTGGAATGAATAAAGATTTAGCTATTGCTAAAGCTGAGGTGATGTTATTTGTTGGACAGCTTAGAACTTCAATTGAAGGTATTTTTGCCGGTATTTCATCAAATCCGGCCGTAGAAGATATAAAACAACAAATTTCTGCCGTAAAAGCCAAGATTAAATTGGTTAAAAAAGAAATTGAACCAATACAAGAACAGATTAAAGCTTTACAAGAATATGCACAAGAAATGCAAAAGTTAATACAAGAAATTCAGAACGCTCCAGCAGAATTACAAGCTTTACTTCAAGCTTGTTTAGCTGAAGCAACAGGATCATTAACTAGTAC